AACTATAACAGATATTGATGATTTTATCCAATCACTTAAACAACCTAAAAAAGATTAATTATGTTATCTATTAAATTAAAAAAAGAAGAAATTGATAAATTGAAATTGCTACTTCATGATATTGAATTATTGCAAAAACAAAATAATTTATTTGATAATGAAGCAATAGAAATTTTATCATTTAAAGTTATTGAACATATTTCCAATGTAAGCAAAATCTTAGAACTTCCCCAACAAGAAATATCAGATGAAGAAATATGGAAAGCATCTATAAATTATGATAATGGTGCTTTTTCTGAAACACCAATAGTACATTTTCAACAGGGAGCTTTTTGGTACAGAGAACAATTAAAAACTAAATAATGACATATATAGAAACAACAATAGAAGTAACTAACAAACGAGATGAAGAACTTTTAGGATATGAGCATATAATGTATGTTAAAATACTTATAGATTTTAATGAAATATGTGCAGTTAGAGAAGTTATTGATGATAATGATGCTGAAGTAAATCCAGAAAAATGTCAAGTTTATTTAAAAAGTGGAGAATATTTTACAATATTTACAAAGTACGAAGAAGTTGTAAAACATTTAAAACAAAGACAATGAAACAAATTATAATAGTTATAATTCTTTGGGAAACTATTAAATGGTTAGTAAGAAAAGTATTTGATAAAATTGTAAATGAATAAATAATGGCAACAATTATAGACCCACCATCAGGATGGCAGTATGGGTTTCCTAAACCTATTCCTGAAGACAGAAGATATGATTCTCTAACTTGGTTAGTAGAACAAGGATATCCTCAAGAACTTATAGATGAGCTTGGAGAACATTTCTACTGTAGGTACTGGGAAGCTCCAGATGCTGAAAGTGAAGACCAGACACCATTGTATCCATAATCTTGTAACTAAAATGTCCAGTTTTTTAAATAATCTACTGGACGAATCTTTCAAGTAATGACCCACCACCAAAACCTTTATATCCATGAGTGATTTAGCAAAACTAACTATCTTTAGAGATAGAATGAAAAAATTAAATATAGATGTACAACTTATGGGTAATTATCCCTGGATCTATATAGACTCTGTAAATGGTAATAGAATAAAAAAAGAAGATTATTTCTACGGTGATCATGGATTCACTATAGGGTTTCTACCTATTAAACCAGATGAGCCATTTCATTTTACAGACATAACTGAGATCTTTAAACTAATAAGAAAGTACAAATGAGTTACGAAAAAGACACGTTCTCTTTAGCTAAAGGTTTACATCACATAAATATTGCTAAACAATATTTTGAAGATTTTAGAATGGGCTGTACAGGAGACATAAAAAATACTGTTAATGGTTATATAAACAAATGTGATTGGATACTAAATAACATATTTGATAAACTAGGAGAACAAACACGTAAAGTGTATAAAGAAGAATTGTCTGATTCATTAAGTATAGATGCTATTAATGATAAACTAATGATATTAGATAATGCACAACGTCTTGAAATAGAAGACATGTTAGATGCAATTACTAAAGGTAAAAAAGTTACAGTTAAAATTGATGACTAATGGAAAAAGCTATTATAAAATTTAACGGAGGCAACTTAGCTATGTTATGTAGTAATTGCTATGTAATAATTAAAACTGGTAAAGATTTTACACCAGAAGAAATGGAGTTTGCTTTATCAAGTAAACATCTTGAACCACAATATTGTGAAAAATGTAAATCTAAACAGAATGATAACAGAAAATGATGTAATTAGAGTTCATAAAGAGCTTGAAGCAGTGAATGATGACATTATTAAACAACAACAAGAACAAATTAAACTTTTAGAAGCTCATGTTATTGAGTTGAGAGAAATTATTCAGAAGTATTTATTAAAAGATGTAAAAAAATGAGTCATCCACTACACCATGCAATTTCAAGTCAGAAAAAGCATAAAGGAAAGATTGAGGACTATCTTCCACTCCATAATTGGTTTGATGAGTCTAAGAAATCATACCCTGATATGAGACATAGAGCTATGAGACATCATTCAGAAGGTATATTCTGGGCTGAAGAAAAATTTGGTGTATACATAACCAATAGTGATGGTAAAATGATTCCAACTAGGGTGTTGGGAGAACAGCACATCATAGAAGACATTGGTAGAATACCAACTATCAAAGATTATTTAGATTGTATGTCACAAGAAGGATGGATGTATAAACCTGGAGAAGGTAGAAAGATGCTAAAAGAAATAGCAGAACAAAAATTAGATTATACAACAAACATTTAATTATGAGCTTAAGTAAAAAAGCAGCAAAGGCTAAAGAGCCTGTTATAAAAAAATCAATATTAAACTGGTTATCACAACTAGATGAAAATGGTAATGAATTATCTATAGGATGGGAAGGTGGTGGAGATTCAGGCTGGGCTTATTTTGAGATAGATGGTGATAGAGAAGATAATGAATATACAGAAGCTCTTGTAGATCATATGCATGATGAATTAAACTATGGAAGTTGGGCTGGTGAATTTAGTGCTAGTGGTAAAGCAATCTATGATGCTAAAACAAGAACATTTGAAGGTACAGACTACTATGGTGAAGATGGAAATGATATATTAGATATAGACTTTAAAATAAAAGTTCCTAAAAAACTATGGTTTGATGTAATACATGTAGAAGTGGAAGCTAATTACGATGATGTAGTAAATACAGACGTAAGATTTATTGTAAAAAACGGCTTCTTAACTCAGGAACATTCAGATATTTGTAGTAACTTAGAGGAGGTTTTGAAAGATGATTTTAGTAGTTTATTTGACAACTATGAATCTACAGATAATTCTAAATTTAGAGGTTGCAATGACAGCTGGATACTAGAAAGAAAAGATGCTATTGAAGATGAAGATGATTTAGTGTTTACAATATCTAAAGTGGGTATTCAAACAATTGATAGTGAAGAAAAAACAATTGTATTAGAATTAGATGAAGACAGAGTGGAAAACATTGATAACAGATTAAATAGTACAGAAGATGCAAATTAATTATGCAGATCAAACCTATGTTGTAAATAACAGAAGTGGGTTTGACTTAACAACAGCTCTTAGGTTATGGAAAGCTAAGTATGCTGATGACTATAGAGATTTTCAAAAGGAAGTTATTACACACGAAAGTCTTAATGACTTTGATCAGTTTGTAAAAGAATGCTGGAATAAAATAAAACCAGTGACAGTAGAAGAAGCTCTTAAAGTAGAAAATACAGAAGAAAGAAGAACATATTTTGATTGTATAGGTATAGAAAAATTATTTAAATCATTAAATCCTACTCTTTTAGATAAGCAAGCAATTGATAAAAAAAGAATGAGATGGGATGATGAGTTTAATGAGTATGAATATACATTTCAAGATGTGTATGAACTATATCAAATAGATGGTAATAAACTTTATAACAAAGACAGATGGGGAAATGATCCTCAGCCTGTATATGCTGTAAGATGTTGGTGCACTACTACTAACCGTGAGTATTGGTTGTATGTACCAAAAGAAGCTGCATTGGGTAGACAATGGTGGTCATCTGATGAAGCACCAGAAAACAAACCAGATGCTATTAGAGCTATAGCTTGGACTGTACGTATAGATGTACCAGCAGAAAACGTAGAGAAGATATATAGACAAGGTGATATAATTGTAGCTAAAATGAAAGACTCAGCTAAAATTACAGAAACAACCTTTAATTCATATCATCTCTCTAAAGAACAATATTTATCACTAATCTATTCAGAAACATAATGGCACTAGCAACAGATATACTAGCACTCTTTTTATTTACATTAGCAGGAATAGTAGCAGTGATTGGTTTAATATCAATTTTTAAACAATTTAAAAAATTAGAAGATTGAGTACAAAATTAATTGGTCATGTAGGAGTTGATTCAGGTCAGCTCCTATTATGTGACCCATGTTATATAGATAGTGAATGGGAGAAAGAAGATTTTGAAGACTTCAGAAGTTATCAACACAAAGACACAAAGAACGAGCTCACTTATAGAATAGATTTTGATAATTATCAAAGACCTATTGCAGAATATAATGGTAAGAATATGAATGAATTAATAGCTACAGGAGAATGGGAAGAAGTTCCTGATATTAAAAAAGCTGTTAATCCATTTAGTTATAATGCTTGTGCTAAAGCCACACTATCTAAAGATGGACATGGACAGCTTAGATTTAAGCTTGGACATGCTGGAGCAGGTGTAGCATTTAGTACAGCATTTGGTGATGGTATCTATCCTGTATTAGCTCACTATCATAAAGATGGTACACTTAGAAGTGTAGAAGTGGTATTTCAAAATGATGAGGATGAAGAAGAGTGGAATGATGATATAGAAGATTAATAAATATACTAACCTATTATAATGAAAAACTTCTATTGGATAAGTTTCACAAGATGGAACTATTATAAATTCATGTCAACTAAAAAAGGCTACTGGTTAGCCAAAAGAATATACCGTAAAGGATGGAGATGGACTCCATTTATTAAATTATCTTTTCACAAATATCAAAACTATAATTATTATGGCAAGAGGTAGAAAACCTAAAGAACAAGCAGTGGTACCAGTAGTGGTAGATCATGCTAAACTGTTAAAACAATTTGAACAAGAACAAAGAGTTCAATTGGAAACATTATATAAAGATTTAGCTAAAGTTAAACAACAAATAGATTTAGCATTAAATCAAATAGGATTTATGGATGAAGCTGAAAACTTATCACAAGCTGCATTTAGAGCTGGTAGAGCATTTGGTCCATTAGATGAAGCTAATGACAAGCTTGAAGAAATTTTAGATGGTATTTATAATAATACTGATTTAGATCATTATGATGATATTATTGATAACTAAAATAAAAATATGAAAAAATTAATTATTGGATTAGCTATTATTTTATCAATAACAAGCTGTCAAAAAGATCCAGCAAAAATGTGTAATTGTGGATTAGTATTAAGTGATAATGCATTTGACTATTCAGTGGTAATAAAAAATAACTGCAGTGGAAATTCAAAAAGATTTTACTTACAAGCAGGAGATTGGATGAATGCTTTTGTTGGAAGTGATTATTGTATTACAAATGTAACAGGTTGGTAAATTATTAAAATTAAATATTATGCAAAAAGCAAAACGTATTGTCCTTGTGTAAAAACTAAAAAAATGTGGAAGATATATAAATTACATACATCTACTGATGAAACTGCAAAGTATATAGGTATTACTAAAGGTACATTATCTAGAAGAAAAAGACAACATATGTATGATCTTAGATCAGCATTAAATGGGCAAATGTCTTCTAAAACTAAATGGATGTTAGAAGTACTTTCTAATTCTGAAGAAATAGTAATTACAGAATTATTTACATTTGATAATATTAATGATGCTCAACTTAAAGAAGTAGAGTTGATTAATAGTTTACCAGATTTAACTAATTCTAAAATGTATAAAACACATATTACTGAATGGACAGAAGAAGATAAATCTAAGTTTCAAACTAATGCAATAAAAGTATACCAGTTTTCTAAAGATGGTATTTTTATTAAAGAATGGGTTGGAGCTAAAGAAGTAGAAAGATATACTGGATATTGTCATAGTGCAATTAGTAGATGTTGTAAAGGTATATACAGAAGCTATAAAGGTTTTTATTGGAGTTATAGTTTAAATATAGATCATTTACTAAAACCATTTAGTCATCATAATTGTAAAATGGTTATTGTAGAAAATATTTATAATACAATTACTCATTCTTTTAATTCAGTAGGGGAAGCTGCAGCTTTTTGCAAAGTAAGTAATAGTACTATAAAATCAGCAGCTAAAGGAACTATTAAAATAGTTAATAAACAATTTAAAATTAAATATTATGAACCAGAAAAGTAAACGTCTTATTTTAGGACAAGGGGAAGGTAGGGATGCTACAGGTCAAATTAAAAAACATGTGTTAGATAGTAAATCTAATATAGAATATGAACAGACTACAGACAGCATCACTTTTATGTTGAATGACATGGGTATTCTTACACATGATGAACATGATAAAATGGTGTTTTCTAAAGGAAAGTATAGAAGTTATAATCAAGTGGAATTCAATCCATTTGACAACACTATACAAAGAGTATTTGATTAAGATTTATTTGTATAACCCAATCCCAGAATGCTAAATTTAAACCTTGTACCCTTGCCTCAGGGTTGGTATAGACATAGGTTACTTGTGTGTTGTGTAGCATATCAACTGGGAATTAATTTTCGTGCATGACAAAGTAATCAGGGGGGTCTAACTGTACCAGAACAGTTAATTTTATTATTATGAACAAAAGAGAACAAATACAACAAGATGCTCTATCAATAGCTTTACAACATAAACGTTGTGGACTTGCTATTAGTATGGGTGTAGGTAAAACTCTTATTGGACTTAATTATATTGATCATTTACAGGGGGAAAATATGGGGAAGCTTAGAGTGCTAGTAGTAGCACCTAAGCTCTCTATATTTGATAGTTGGAGAAATGATGCAGCTAAGTTTAATATAGATATAGAGAATATAGAATTTACTACATACCTTTCCCTTAATAAGTATAATCCACAAGAATTTGATATTGTAGTGTTAGATGAGTGTCATAGTTTATTAGATTCTCATCTTAACTTTTTAGGACATTACACAGGAAAAATATTAGGTCTCACAGGTACTCCTCCTAGATATAATGATTCAGATAAAGGTAGAATGGTAACACAATTCTGTCCAATGAAATTCACTTATATTACAGATGATGCTGTAGAAGATGATATACTTAATGACTATAGAATTATAGTACATAAAATGAGTTTGTCTCAGTCTAATAATATTCCTGTAAAACTCAAAGATAAAGAGTTTTATACATCAGAAACTAAAAATTATAATTATTGGTCTCAAAGAGTGTATGATGCTAATGGACCAAAGCAAAGACAAATTGCATCTATTATGAGAATGAGAGCTTTGATGGATTTCAAAACAAAAGAAACCTATGCAAAGCATTTGTTAAGTGATATAGATGAAAAGTGTATTGTATTTTGTAATACACAAGATCAAGCAGATAGAGTTTGTATAAATTCTGTGCACAGTAAAAATCCTGATGCAGAAGAAAATTTACAAAACTTTAAAGATGGTGATATAGAAAAACTATCCTGTGTACTTCAGCTTAATGAAGGTGTAAATATACCAGAGCTTAGAGCAGGTATAATTATGCATGCATATGGTAATGAGAGGAAGAGTAATCAACGTATAGGTAGATTATTAAGGCTTAATCCTACAGAAACAGCTATGGTACATATACTTTGTTATAAAAATACTATAGATGAAACTTGGGTGACTGAAGCTTTGAAAGATCTAGACAGTAATAAAATTAAATATTTTGACGTAGATGAATCAACATTTAAACGGTAAGTATAAAAAAGAAAGAGGACTGTTAAAACCTCTTACAATAGCAGCAATTAAACAACATGAGATATTTGTTTCAAATATTCCTGAAGGATCAATTGTAGAATTTTTCTATGAAGTTCAGCATGATGATGGTACTCTACCACAACTTGCTAAGCTTCATGTAATGATTAAACAACTATCTACACATGTAGGTGAAACTGTAGAGAATATGAAGTTGTTAGTAAAAGATAGAGCAGGTTTATGTATAGCAAGAGAAGTGTCAGGCAAAGAATATTTCTTAGCTAAGTCATTTGCAGACTGTTCTAGGGACGAGTTGTCCCTAGCAATACAGGCAGCAATAGAAATTGGAGAACAAGTGGGTTTTATTCTTACATAGAAGCCATTGCTTCAGACATATCAGCTTCATAAGAATGTCCTTGTTCATCAGCTTTTTTCTCAACATCACGTAGTAGAATAGAAAGAGTGGTTAAAGCATTCATCCATTCTTCAGTGAATTCATAAGTATTATCTTTAGTTTTGATTTCAGCTTGTTTTTTATAATCATCAAGCTGTTCTTGTTTTAAATCTTTAACTAAAAATAAAATTAGTTTTTGAATTTGCTGTAGAAATCCTGTGCCTATACCCACTTGGATGATGGCATCTTTTTTAATCATTTTTACTTTGTCCATAATAAATATTTTGTAACAAATTTAATCTAAAATTGTGACAGAACAAATAAATTTAGAAGAAATAAAATGTAAGCTAATAGAAAAATTACAACCATCTGGTTGGGCTCATAAGCTTAGAGGTTTTATTCAAAGCTCAGACTTTGATAAAATCCTAGATACATTATATAAAATGAGAGAAGATGGTAAACGTTTTACTCCTCCTCTTAAGTATGTGTTTCGTGCATTTGAAGAATGTCCACATGATAAACTAAAAGTGATAATGATAGGACAAGATCCCTATCCACACTTTGGTGTAGCAGATGGACTAGCATTCTCTTGTAGTCTAACACAAAAACCACAACCAAGTCTTAAGAATATATTTGGTGCTGTAGAACTCACTGTATATGAAGAATTTCCCACTCACCAGGACCCGGATTTAACTAGATGGGCTAACCAGGGTGTGTTATTACTAAATAGTGCACTTACATGTCAAGTTGATAAAGTAGGGTCTCACTATAGTATATGGCAAGAGTTCATAGCTTATACAATGGATATGTTAAACTTTACAGACAGTGGATTAATATTTGTGTTGATGGGTAAACAAGCACAAGAACTAGAAGGTATGATTGGTGATCATCATCACATAATCAAAGTAAGTCATCCTGCATCTGCAGCATACACTAAAACAACATGGGACTGTGGTAACATGTTTAATGAAATTAATAAAATTATTAAGGGCCAATATGGTCCAACCTTTAAAATCAATTGGTAATGGCAATCAACAAAGTAGATTTAACAGTTAGTGAATTAATTAATGACCTTAATCAAGGTTATACATGGCTTAAGAAAGATGACTTAGGTTATGGATCTATAGAAGTAAAGTATGGTGCTAATCCTAATCAGATAGCAGCTATTAGAAAACATCCAGCTCTTAAAGATGCTGAGACTAGTATTACAATCTTTAATATTATAGATGATACACAAGTATCCACCAAACAACCAACAGTTACCAAACCAAATACAACTGTGGAACAACCAGTCGTATCTATGGTCAGTGAGAGAGCAACAGTGGATTCTACTGAAGCAGCCGACATCTTTGCAAACCTCTAATACAAATATGGCAACAAGACCTAGTCCAACAGAAAGTGCTACATTATATCATGTAGGTTATAGAAAAAAAGGTAATGATGGTAGAATGTGGAAAATTACAGCCAATAGTGCAGGTGTCCAAAGATGGGTACCTGATAGTGGTAGTATTCCATCTATATATACAACACCAACTCCAACATATAAGTTTAAAGTTGGAGATGAAGTAAAAATAGTTCAATCTGGTACAGGATGTGCTCCAGAAGAAATAGGTTTAGAAGTAATCATTACAGAATTAGGACTATATAGTGATGGACCTGGATATAAACTATATCAGCAAGTAGGAAATAGTAAACAATATCCTAATGGAGGATATCATGCATATGAAGGATTCATAGGAGAAGATTCATTTGAATTAGTAGAACAACAAATAATTAAACAACAACCAAAACCCCTTAAAATGGCAAAGTCAACAAAGACCATTACAAAGAAGACTACTCAAGAGGTACGTCAAATTGAAACTTCCTTGATTAATAAGGAAGAAGTATTTAAGATGCTAGCATTAGCAGAAGCTACAGGATTACCATTATTATTAGTAGGTGAGCCAGGTGTAGCAAAGACTAAAACTATTATAGAATATGCTAAAGCATGGTTGAACAAAGATGGTAAGATGACAGCTGAAGACTTTCAGAACAAAATGTACATCTTAGAGACTGATGAGGGTACTAAAGCATCAGAGATTAAAGGTATGCCTGACTTAGGTAAATTATTTACAGAAAACAAATATGAACTTAATGCTCCTGTAGCAGAAGCTGATATTGTTATCATCAATGAGGTAGACAAAGCTAGTAGTGCTATTAGAAATGCTATGTTGGGTGTTATGAACGAGAAGTTCTTGTTCAATGGTAAATCTAAGGTTCCTTGTAAATGGAAATTATTCATTGCAACTTGTAATGAAATTCCTAAGGATGAAGTAGATTCTCCATTCTGGGATAGATTTATGTTGAAAATGACTGTAAACAGAGTTAGTGCAGGTGATATGTCTAAGTATTATGCAAAGGGTGCACGTAATTACAAAGAAAGCTTCAAGATTGGTATTCCTAATCAAGCTGAATTGGATACAGTGGAAATCCCAAGCAGTAAGCTTGACAAGTATTTAGAAGTGGGTTATCAACATAGTTCAGATCGTACATTAACTTTTGTACCAAAGCTTGCTAAAGCTGTAAGTTATGTATGGGATATTAGTGTAGATAAGGCTCTTGTAAAGACAGCACAGATTATGATTTCTCAAACAGCTGGTTCTGAATTACAGAATAAGTTGATGAGTCCAGAAATCAAAGCTGTAATGAGCAAGGTGGAGATGTTACATTCTCATAGTAATAATGAAGCTCTTGAGTTAGCAGTAGCTGAGATTGAGAGTTTGATTAATGCATATGCTAGTAGAGGTGTAATGGATAATGGTCAAGTGGAAGAGATAGAAACTTCTATGCAGTATATTCTACAGAACCATCCAGCTCGTGCTGACTACCAAACATCAGAAGACTTTGATCAAATGTTAGATGGTGTAGCTGATAGCAACCCTTTCTAGGAAAAGATTTTCTTAAGCCAGTGAACCCAGGGGGATTTACTCTCCCTGGTGTTTCATTAGAAGATCTTGTAAAACAGGCTAATGAACAAATTAAAAACAAACAAGATGGCAAGTAAAAGCTACAAGAATGTATATACCATTCTAGAAAAAGTAAAGAAGGGTGAAATAGAAACCCATTATAAAGACAAAGAAGGATTGTTTGGAAAGATTAACTTTTATAAGAAACCAGATCTTATCAAACCATACATGCATTATATAGATGAATGGAGGCTTGAGAATATTATGGATACTCATATGAGAGATAATAGAACAGTACAAGAAAACTTTAATAAGTTTGCTAAGACCACTGACTTTAAAAAGATAGATCCAAAACAACAACCTGATCAGTCAGCATTTTATAATAAGTTTCAAGAAAACTATAGAAAGTTTCCTAAACATATGGCTAAAGACATCTTCAAGATGTATTATAACCAAATAAATAAGCTAGATTTTGAAGAGAGGGATGAGAAGAACCATACTAAGTTTAAGTTCTTAGAAAGAGCTAATAATCCTGTAGGTAAGATTATGTCTGAACATAGCAATCTAAAGTCTGCTATATATGCACGTAATATGCTTAGTTATTTTATTACACGTATGACCATTATGGATTATATAGATCCAAAAGCATCTGAAGATATTAAAAATGGACTAAACGGTCAGTCTGATTTTGATAATCAAGGTACTGATAAAGCTATGGAGCAAATGATGGATAGTAAACAGGGTAAAAGTATGTTAGATGATGCTATGCAGAAAGCTCAAGAACTTTGTAAACAGATGGATGAAGCTATGGATGATGATGTTCAAGAACAAATGTTTGAGAATGCTAATAAACCAGAAGGTGAAGGAGGAATGGCAGGTAAACTTAGTCCAGATTTTCTTAGACAAATAGCAGCTAAACTTGAGAGGGTTAATCTTTCTATGGGAAGTCTTAAAGAAAAGATTAAGAAACTACTAGATAAGTCTGTAAGTTATTTTAGTGCAAATGAAAAGACTGAGTATGAAGATTTGTTTAATAGTGATAATATAGCTGGATTAGAAGATTATGAACTATTACATCCTAAACTTAGAAAAATCTTTGCAGAAGATTTGCAAGTGAAGAGTACTAAGAAAGTGGGTAAGATAGATCTCTATATAGATGTATCAGGATCTATGTCTTCCAATTGTGGTGTACAAAATAGCAATGGTGATACTATAAGCAAAATAGATTTTTGTAAAGCATTTGCTGCCAAACTAAAAGGCATGGATATGCTTAATGAAATCTATACATTTGATAATAGAGTGAAGCATCGTAAGAACGACATCATATCTATATCTATGTTAGATTGTGGTGGTGGCACTACCATTGATAATGCTATACAAAGCATAGAAAAGAATGGTGTTAATGCATTAGTAATCACTGATGCTGAAGATAGCTGTTCTATTTATTCTGATAAAGCATTTTTCATTGGTGTAGAGGGAGCTAGATTCAATTACTTCAATGAGAATATCATCAAAGAATATGCTACTAAAGGTCAGGCTGTAGTATTTAATGGTGAAGCTATATACAAAGTGGATGAAAATGGTGAGATAGTTAAATAAAATTAGGGCCCTATATAGTGTAGGGCCCTTTATTTTTGTTACTAGTAGAGTGACTAATAACTATATGAGAGGGTTAGCTTTTCTTGCTCTCTAAATAACTTATTACAAATCCAATAGCCACTAGTATATTCATACCTATAGAAGCTATTAATTCATACATATCTTCATAGATGTTCAAACTCAGATGTATGTGACCAACTATCCAAAATGGTATAGCTAAGTTTTGACTTATCCATACAATTAAATACTTGATAAAATATTTCATCGTCCTTGTCCTACGTAAGCTTTTGGTCTAGGATTATGTTTATTAAATGCTTTTTTAGCACATCCTTTCTTTCTTTTACCAAAGGTGAGTTTTCTAGAAGCATCACCACCTGCTTTTAATTTTGCCATTATTTTATCACTTTATATTATTTATTAACGATTTATAAAAAAATCATTACCTCTTCTTGTTACTAATATTAATCCAGCTGTTATACCTGTTGATGTTCCATATATTGTACCACCTGTATTTGTTGTAAATTTAGCACTTGCTGATTCATTAAAAAATGTATATGTTACATAATCAGTAAATGTATTATTTAATACAATACTATTTGTACCTGATCCTACTAATATATTAAAATAAACAGACCCTATTTCATTATATAAATTAGGTGTAAAATTACCTAAACTTAAATCTATGTTTGGTAATGGTGCTGCACAAACTTCTTGTGTTGCAAGTGTTAAAACTCCTCTATTATTATAAGGTAAACCAAAACGTCTATCATAAGTACCAGTATCATGATCACCACCAGTTCTAAATTGTATATATTGCCAATATCCTTTTGTTTTATCATAAAAGTTTATATTAGGAAAAGAAGTACCATTTAAAGATTGTGAAATACCTACACTAAAAAGAGAGTTACTTACAGTTATTTGATCATTATAAATATCTGTTCTTGGATAAGCATCTACTAGAGGTTTTAAATAAAAACCATTTGATGTTAAAGTAGCTATAGTTTCATCACCATTTGATTTCAATGTTATATTATTTGGATAAATTTGTGTTTGTGTATTATCATAATCACCAGTTACTGCTAATCCAAATATATCAGTTTGATCTAATGTAATTGCTGAACTACCATCACCGGCAGCTATTATTAAATTTACATCAGTAGCACTATTACCAGTGTTCAAAACCTGTTGTAAATCTGATCCCTCACCAAAAATTTCTAATTTAGTTACTCTAAATGCAAGAAGTTTAACTTGTTTTACAAGCCACTTAAGTTGTCCAAATATGTCTGTTGATAAAGGAAATCCCATGTTATTATATTTTAGTTAGTTGAAAATGTATTTTTTAATCTTAAATTATATTATAATATACTAAAAAACCTATTAAATTATTAAAATTTTAGTATCCTTTATTATCTAAAACATACCATTTATTAAGTATACTAGTAATTGTAATTATTCCTGATGGTGATATTACATTTAGTTGAGCACTATATGATTTATATATAGACTGAGAACTATTTGATGTAAATAAAACAATTGGATGAACTGCATTTCTATTTATAATTGTAATAGATTGTCCTGGAAAGTACCCAGCCACTGGCATTGTTAAAATATAAACTTCATTATCATCAGCAGTTACAAAATATACTTTCCCACCTTCTGGAAGAGTTATAGGTCCACTATTTAAATCATAAGAACCATATTCAGTAACTACTCCTTCTTTTATACCAACACCCCATTCTACATCATAATCAGCATTAGAACTTTTTATCAACACTTGACCTGTGGTACCTCCTTCAGGAATACCATTACCCATAGAATCATCTATATATTTTCCATTAGTAAGTTCTTTTCTACTACCCATTATGGTGTTGTTACAATGTAATAATCTATTGGTCCTGTTACAGTGATATAAAACTGAAAACCAGCATCTATTTTAATAATAGAATCTCTTATATAAGCTTCTCCTTGTTTTAATCTCATAGGAGCTGCAGATATAGAAATATCATTACCATTAGCATCTCTTATATATAAAGTAATAAAATTGGTTTCAGCATGTTTACTAACAATATTAATACTTTGAAGTGTTGATTGAGAATTATTAAATGGTAATAAAATACTACTAGTAGTTTTTCCTTTATATACTGGCATTATTATATTTTTGCTAATTGAAAATGCATAGGATCAGTTCTACCTGTCCAATTACCACCCCAGTCAAAACCTGCATCTGTAAAACATTTTACAAACTCTGGAGAAAGATTTCCCTTTGTTCCTAATTGATTCCAAGCTGCATTTACATCTATTGCTATACCCCAGCTATGAAGAGACATAGAACTTAGGCCTCTTTTCTTTCTTATATTAAAACAACCATCAAATGTTTTAAGCTCATTCACTTTACCTCTAGATATAAGATTTGTAAAGGCTTGTGATAGAGGAGCAATCATATCCTTATTACAATAAAGCTTTTTAGGAATAACTCCCACTTCTAAATGACCAGGTACATCCCATACAATCATGCTAGATTCTTTTGTGGGATCACCATATTTCTTTAATGCTTGTGCTGATGTTACCATTATTTCTTGATTTTGATTTTCCAATAGCTAGAAAGACCTATCTGTAGAGCTCCTGACTTATTTAATCCAACATAGCCTCCAAACATCTGATCTTTCTTATTCTTTATTAATAGGTTTGCATTAATCTGACTTATAAGGTTTCCCTGCTCACCCTGTATAGTTCCACCTACATACCACTGTGTTCTCTTAGGTTCAGGGATTGTGATGGTATTAGTGATTATAGGAAACTTAAAGTTGTATGTAAGTTTTCTATTCTTTATCATGTTAGTGGTAACAGTGTCTGTAATAAACACCTTACCAATTGTATCAATAGTTATACTATCTACAGATATGTTAAGAGCTAAGAACTTAGAAGCAAGCTCATTATATTGAGCTATAAGCTTTGACATACTAGAAGTATCTGGTAGATATTTTGTATTCCATTGTTCTACAGGAACAGTGATAGTCTTTATAATCTGAGGCTGTTTAGTGATGGTAGAATCCGTATGAACCCAAACAGTGTCTCTTGTTATCTTTGGAGAAACAGGATTTTCAGGAGTTTTACCACCACCACATCTTTGTAAGAGTATGATGATTAATAAGACAACTATTAATATTTCTGATATACTAATTTTTTTTAGATTTTCTAGTATCATCTGTAAAGAAATTTGAAATAAATTTACCAATTACAGCTACCACCATAATAGTGGTACCTGCTATAGGATAACCATTAAGAATAGCAAGACCAGCACCAAAAGTACCAGCAGCAGCTAAGGAATCTCCTAATACCCTCACTCTCTTAGGAGTAGGATCAAAATAATGTTTCCAACCAAATTTCATATAATTAATTTTTAGCTATATACTTGTTTATATCAAAAAAATCTTCATGTTTAAAAAATTGATCATGAAGAACATATAACTTATTAACATCTATATTTGATGCAACAGGAGGTGGTATTTTAAATACCTCTCTTTTAAGATTTAGTATCTCTGTTTTGTCAATATTAGACTGAGCTAATAGTTGTTTAACATCAACTCTAAGTTCAGATACATCTCTCCAAATCATCATAGCTAAAATACTTACTAAAGAAGGAAAGAGATAGAGTTTTAGTGCATTAGGCACTGAGCTTTTAGGGTTAGGAGATACACTCATTTCCAAAAAAATTAAAAAAATTACATAAATAAATAGATTATTAAAGAAAAAGGCTTAACTTTGACACCCTTTTCTCTACAATATAATATACGAAATTTCTAAGAATCAACCTAAAATTTATGACACAGGAAGAACAATTACAAACAGAAAAAGAATTAATTAAAGAATTTATGGAGAAATTCCATAAAACCCTAAATTATTACCCTACAGTGGTTACTAGAAATAACACTATGCATAACAAAGATGACTTAAAAATAGTCAGTTTAGAAACTTTACAAACCTATTTTCAATCTTTTTTACCTACACGATATGGTAAAAAAATGAGTTTATCAGCAAGAAATAGAACTAGATGTTTAGTAGAGTTAAGATTTATTTACTTTTTTATATCTAGATCTATGGGATATAATGTAGTGACAATAGGAAGATCTGTAGGTATGGACCATACATCTGTACTCCATGGTCTTATTACATTTAAAAACTTATACGAAACTAATGATCTATTCAGACAGAAGTATACTGAAATTATTAAACATATAAAACTTAACTATGAGCCATCAATTGTGGACTACTTTGATAAAATGGAACTTGAGTCCTAATCAAATCTATTTTCTTGACTGTTGTAGAGAAAAAATAATACCTTCTAAAGCACTAATTAATGCTGATGCTGAAAGAATAATTGCAGAACATAAAGGGTTAGTAGATAAAGATGGAAAATTAACCAATAAAGCAGCCACTATTCTTAATGAGTTTGAAATGTATTTAGTCAAAACCAAAAAGAAAATAACAGTAGCTGTACTTGGTGAAGATTTCAATGAAAAAGTTAAAGAATATAGAGAAGCTTTCCCAGCCAAAAGACTTCCGTCTGGTGAGTTAGCTAGACAAAGTGTACAAGAACTTAAAGATAAGTTTGTATGGTTCTTTAAAAACTATCCTGAATATGATTGGGATCTTGTACTAGATGCCACTGACTATTATAATGAAGTTTTTAGAAAAAAGAATCATATGTATATGGCTACTAGCAGTTATTTTATAAAGAAAACAAATCCACAGACAAAAGAAGTGAGCTCAAAGCTTGCTGACTATTGTCAACAGATTATTGATAACCCTAAATTGTTAACAGATGACCATTCGTGAGAAAGTAATACATAGTTTATTATTAGGATGTTTATTTACTTTTACCAATTGGTTTTTAGTAAATAAATTTATAATTGAAATTTCATTTTGGAAGTATATTTTTATTGAAATTATTTTGGTAATCTCACTAAAATTATATACTTTTACTAAACTAAAACTAGGATTAAACTGATGAATATTCTAAATCTTCCACAGAAAGATAGACCCTTTGGTATTAAAACATATGTTGAAATTCTAGAAGAAGGTTTACAGTATATAAAAGATAGACAATCTGGTAAAATTAAATCATTAAGTCTACCATGGACTGGCATTAATAATGCAGGGGTTGCAGGTTTAGAATGGGGATCAATGCTAACAATAGGTGCAAGACCTGGGTCAGGAAAAACAATGTTTGTTAGTCAAATATTAAGAGAATCTAAAACTCTTAATCCTACACAAAATTTCAATATTTTAGAATTTCAATTTGAGATGGGTGCTAAGCAAACAGCATCTAGAGATTTTGCATCTCAAGTGGGACTAGATTATAATCAAGTGTTATCTACTACTAAACAAGTGGATGATTTTTCTATTAAGTTAATGAACAATTATTTAAATGATACTAGAGTGTTTCATACACATGGAAACTATAGATGTCAGATAAATGAGCCACTCACTGTTAAACAAATGGAAGATGCCATCTATAAAACTTATGAAGGATTAGGAGGAAAACCTCTTATAGTCACTGTAGATCATAGTTGGTTAATAAAAAAAGATGTAAATGAGAAAGAAAAGATTAACACTCTATACAACACTGTAGAAATGTTAATGAGAGTGAAGAATAAACTTCCTATTGTAGTATTTATGATCTCTCAGCTTAATAGAAGTATTGATGAACCTACTAGAAAAATGCCAGGCACTGTAGGTAACTACCCAACCAGCTCTGATATATTTGGTGGTGATGCATTACAACAAGGTAGTGATATGGTATTAGTACTTACAAGACCATTCAAAGCTGATATAGAAAGTTATGGACGTAAAGAATATCCTTGTAAAACAGATGATATATTTGCTCACATACTTAAATCTAGAAATAGTGCAGATGATACTAACTTAATATTTCTTAAAGCAGAGTTTGCTAAACAAAGAATGATAGAAGTGGGAGAACCACAAGCTGCTAATCCAACAGGACAACCTCCTCAAAGAAGAACAGCTAATAGATTTACTAATACAAATGGACCAACAATTTAACAATAACAATTAAAACAAAAAACAATGTCAATTATGCACAGCATGTCTGATGAAGATCGTGCAAGGTATAAGACCCAAAAGACAAAAGAGATTAGAGATTATAATGCTAGTCTTATTGCAGATTTGGGAATTAGTCCTTACGACTTCAACATGAAGACACAGTTCAGAGATGAACAAGGAAGACTCGTAGTAGGAATCTTTTCCTCAGAGTTTAAAAAAACAAAAGGATTTTTCTTTGAGCTTATAGACTCAGATTTAAATCCAGTGGATCCAGAAAGAAAAGTGTATAGAGTGCCTTATACACAATCTTTTGAAGAAGAGTATGAACTTAATGCTAAAGGTTCTTATTTAGTTCCTTTAGAAGAATTAAAAGTAGTACATCCAAGTTCTATTGCTATTAGCAAAATGTCAGCATTTACAGGAACAGAAGACAGTGTTTTTAAAGTGACACAAAAAGCACAGGAAACTATTGCTATGGTTCCTAAAGCCCCCTCTCCTATGGAAGATGCTCCATATTCTGATATGACAATCAGAGACTATTATGCCATACACTCAGGCAAACCTGTTAGTGCAAAAATATGGCTTAATGACCTTATAAAAAGTAAATAAAAACAAACACATATGGCACAAGGTGTATTAATCATTGCAGAGTCCGGTGCTGGAAAGTCTACCAGTATTGAGACGTTAGATCCCAAAGAGACATTTATTATTAACGTAGCTAACAAGCCACTACCATTTAAAGGATGGAAAAAGAAGTACACTATCTGGAGTAAGGATAATCCTGCTGGAAACATGTATGACAAAGCCACACCTGAAAATATAGAAGCTTGCATTAAATATGTTAGTGAGAAAAGACCTGAGATCAAAAACATAATTATAGACGACTTTCAGTACATGAGTTCCTTTGAATTCTTTGACAAAGCTAATGAGAAGGGGTATGAGAAGTTTACACAGATAGGTGCACACCTAGCTAGAATTGCTCGTATGCCTAAAGACATGAGAGAAGATTTGCTCATCTTCTTTCTCACTCATGCAGAAGAGGCAACAGATATGGAAGGTAAACGTAAGTTTAAAGCAAAAACTATTGGTAAAATGGTTGATGAAAAACTAACTTTAGAAGGATTATTTTCTATAGTGTTGTTTGGAAAAGCCAAGAGAAACAAAGATGGAGATATTAGGTATGTATTTGAAACTCAAACCAACGGTGAGAATACATGTAAGAGTCCACGTGGAATGTTTCCCACTTTAGAAGTAGCTAATGACTTACAACTAGTAGTGAAAGCTATTAAAGATTATGAGAACTAAAACCCATTTATTAATTTAAAAAACAAAACACATGTTCAAAACAGAAGGACAAGATGTGAAGGGAGGAGGATTAGGAAAATCCTTTGAACCCGGAGTAGTTCTAGCACACATTCACAGTGCTCAAGTAAGAACTGCCAAAACAGGTAAAAAATCTTTAGAGCTTACTCTAGAAGGTCCTGCAATTCCTAACTTTGAAGGTTGGGCTATTGACAGAGAAGACCCAGAAGGTGAAAAGTATAAAGGTCAATCAGCACGAGTTAGTGCAAGTATTTACATTGCTGACTTTAATAGTGACGATGTAAATAAAAATGAAATTCTTAGCAAAATAATTATCATTGCTAATGAATTAGGACTTAGAAAAGAAATTGATAACCTATCTAAAGATGCAAACATTACATCCATTGAGCAGTGGGTAGAAAAAGCTGTAAACATCTTGAAAGGTAATGATCTTTATTGGTTCCTAGCAGGTAAAGAAGATGAGTATAATGGAAAAGTAATTGTAAGATTGTCTCTTCCTAAATACAAATTCTGTTCTGCTGATGAAACCAAAATGAATAAGTTTGATAAAACTAATAAGTATCATTTCACTCCACTAGCATCTAAATCAGTTAGTGGTTTTGAACCAGTGAATGATGATTTTAATATTTAATTTTCAGTTTTAGTTTTAGATAGGGGGATGTTTCTACATTCCCCTTTATTTTTGCAAAAAAAATTAGCTTATGTTTAATACAAAAGATTTAGTACATGATATAAAAGATGTACCAATAACATGGATATTTGAACATTTCTGTAAGCTTAAAGAAAAATTAAATGGTCATGATGTAAAAATTAAATCACTCTTCAATCCTAAAGAACGTACTCCTAGTATGTGTATTTATACCAATGGGTCTAATACTTATAAGTATAAAGATTTTTCTACAGGAAAAGGAGGCAGTGCAATAGATTTAGTAAAGGAACTAACTCAACTATCTTTTCATAAAGCATGTCAATTAATTATAGAAAACTATAATGATTTTGTTCTACATAATAATGGAGGATATGACATAGAAAAGTTTCAACGAGCATCTAAGTATAAAGTGACTAGTCATATAGTTAGAAAGTGGAGTACCCAAGATCAATATTTCTGGACACAATTTAATATTGGATCTAAACTACTTGAGGCACATAATGTAAAACCTCTAGAAAGTTATTGCATGACTAAAGATGATAATGAACTTTGTATAAAAGGACTCTATCTCTATGGTTATTTCAAAGAAGATGGTACTCTCTATAAAATATATCAGCCTAAGACACTTGATAAGAAGTTTATTAAAGTGACGAATTACACCCAAGGCATGCATCAATGTACAGGTGAAAAACATCTTATGATTACATCTAGCCTAAAAGATATAATGTCTATTAAATCTCTTAAGCTTAGTATAGATATTATAGCTCCTGATAGTGAGAACACTATGATTAAACAAGACATGATGGAAGAACTTAGAAATAAGTATGATAAAATCATAGTGATGTTTGATAATGATGAAGCAGGTATAGAAGCTATGAAAAAGTACAAAGAAAAATATCCTTTTATAGAAATTACAGTGCTTCCTATGAGTAAAGATGCATCTGATTCAATTAAAGATTATGGAGCTAAAGAAGTTTTAATAAGATTAGTTCCTATCTTAGCTAAAAAATTAAATAATGGCTAGAAAAAAAGCTACAAAACCTAGAAAGAATGCAACACCTAAAACCAGGAATGCAGGTACAATGACAGAGTCTGCCTTCTGGGGATTTATAAGAAGTTCACTCAGACAAAAGTCTAGATGGTGGAAACCTATAGCTCAAGCTAAAGCAAAAGCTAAAAGATCTTATAAGGGTCCACTTAAAAGACAGAAGTTTGAATATCAATGTGCAGAGTGTTTACAATGGTTTCCTGACAAAAAAATCAATGTTGACCACATTATACCTGCTGGTACTTTAAGGTGTGCAAATGATCTCCCAGGTTTTGTAGAAAGATTATTCTGTGAAGTAGACAATCTGCAGGTGCTCTGTGAAACCTGTCACAATAAAAAGACACAAGATGAAAAGTCCAAAAAGTAAACAGGACCTTATAGAAACAGTATATAAACAGATAGAATTAGATATTCACTGTGGTGAAGTGGAAGCTATAGAAGAACTTCTTACGTTCTTACCTATAGTAAATCTAATAGAATATTTACCAGAAGAAGACTGGAAACAATTTAAACATTTAAGAGATGCCTGAACTACATGAGACCCTATTGGGTAGAAGACTTATAGAAGGTACATTACCAGATATTGCCAATCAGCTTAAAAGAATAGCTGATGCTTTAGAAAACAAAGAGATTAGAACAGAGAATGCATTAACCAATTTAATCACCCATTTTCCTAATGATATGGAATTAGGAAAAGAAATTAGAAAAAGATGGCAGAAGAAATAATAAAAGACATAGAACCTGAATTAACCTTAAAAGGTGTTATAGAATTCCTTGAATATGAGGAAGCAATGACAACAGACAAAACTACAGCAAGTAGAATTAGAACACTATTAAAAATTATGGGAGTATGGAATTAGAAGATATCATGCAACAATCTATAGAAATTATGGAGAATGACTTTTATGCTAAACCATTTAAGTTTTCTTATAGTAGTTTAAATAAACTTTCATGGAACCCACAGGCTTTCTATCAAATGTATGTACTTGGAAACAGGGAAGAAAAAACAGAATCTTATTTAGTTAATGGTAAAATTATACATGCTCTTTTACTAGAAGAAGATAAGTTTAATGACCAGTTTATTATTAGTCCAGGTAAACTTCCTAATGATAGCACTAGAATGGTTATAGACAGAGTGTTTGCTCATGCTCAAGAACTACAAGCTAATGGAGATCAAAGAACAGAATTTACAGACTTTAGTGATGCTGTACTTGATGTACTTAAAGACATCAACTTACATCAGAGTCTAAAGACAGACCAACAACGTATAGACAAGATGTATACACCAGAAGCTATAAGCTATTGGGAATTTCTTATATCTAAAGGTAATTAAACTCTTATAGATCAAGAAACTTATGACTTTTGTAAGACAGGAGTTGACCTTATTAAGATGAACCCTCAGATATGTAACCTTATAGGGTGTAACCTTAATGAGTTTGATAACAAAGAAGTGTTCAATGAAATACCTTTGGAATGTAATATTAATAATAAATCATTTGGTCTTAAGGGTATTATAGATAACATAGTAATAGATCATGATAATAAAATGATTTATATAAATGATATAAAAACTACTAGTAAAGATCTTAAGGATTTTCCTGAATCAATAGAATTTTATAATTATTGGATGCAAGCTGCAATTTATTCTACGATTATTGCAATAAAATTCATAAATTTAATTGATGGGGGATACCAAATGAAGTTTCACTTTGTTGTAATAGATAAAGCATATCAAGTATATCCTTTCCCTGTTAGTGATAACACTCTAAATAATTGGTTTAACAAACTCACTGACACTTTAGAGAAAGCTAACTGGCATTATACAAACAAGAATTATGAATTACCTTATGATTTTGCAATGGGTAAAGTAGTTCTATAAAGAAATATAAAAATGATAGATAAACTCTATGGAAAATACTTTCAAAAATCTAGATCGTTTCTATATCCAGCATTAGGTATAAAACGTACAAGCTCCACTATGCCTTCTGGTACTTATGTATCACTCACTGGTAAAATAGAACCAGAAGATATAAAGCTTATATGTACTTTTCAACAAACAGATAGTGAAGAGTTTAAACTATTTGAAGAACAAATGTTACTCAGTAACCCTCTGTTTGTTGAAAAAATACCTGTTAAAGATTACAATCTGTATGTGTTTGATTTGGAAATATATCAAGCTGATTATTTTAATTTTCTTCTTGGTAAATATTCTAGATTATCTGCTCACTTAAAAAGAGCTATCAAAAACTATTATGGTGAGAAATCAGCAGAATATAAGTATATAGAAACCTATCTACATCCTGAAAAATATTTTGAAGTGTATGCAAAACTATTAGATATTGATGTTGAAACATTGAAAGCATCTGGAGAACTATGTGATCCATGTGACTTAAATAAAGAAACATTAAAAATTCCTCAAGAAGATTTGGAAGTAATAAATAAAATATCTTAGCTTTGTAAAAAAATCAAGTATGAACAACACAATGTTATTAATCACGTCTAGCTGGGGAGAAAAAAAGACGTTTAAACTTATCCCAGCAAGTCAAGAAGCTGTCTATAATGAAGCTATCTTTGATATTGATGCTAAAGTATTAGCACTTATTGGTAAAGAAAAAAAAGATACCATGCACATGCTAGCCAAGCTTAATGAATGGGGAGATCCTGTTACAATGAAGATTGGTAAAAGAAGTAATGGTAAAGATTATGCTGAAGAACGTAAGACTATAGAAACTTTCTATGAGTATTACATTGAGGATATTAAAGAAATAGAAAGTTTTGTTAAGTCAGTGGCAGTTAATGGTAAAGATTTTGATCTTAAACCTTTCTTAGAATCTAAAGAAAAGCCTCAAGTTGCACCAAAGAACATTATAACTGCATAGGGTTTTGTTCATAATAACCAAACTTAGCAGACAATGTCTGCTTTTTTTGGCTCTAAAGGGGAAACAGCTTAACTGAATATTATAAAAATGGCAGAAGAAATAAAACCACACTGGGTAATGGATTATGAAACTTTATGTAATTGTTTCATAGCAGTGTTTGAACATTATAAAACAGAGGAAAGAAAGCTGTTTGTTGTTTGCAAACAGAGAAATGACTTTCCTGAATTTATTAAGTTCTTGAATGAGTGTAAGTCCAAAAATCAATGGCATATTTCCTATAATGGATTGGGCTTTGATGCACAGATTACACAGAAACTTCTTGATAAACAAAAAGACTTATTAAACTTTGATACTGAATCACTTATAAAGTTTATTTATAACTATGCACAACAAGTGATAGATAAAAATAATAAAGGTGACTTTGCTGAGTATGCTCCTTATAAACTTAAGATTAAACAGATAGATGTTTTTAAGCTTAATCACTGGGACAATAAAGCAAAGATGAGTAGTTTAAAGTGGATACAATATTCTATGGATTGGAAGAATGTAGAGGTGATGCCTCATAGACATGACCAACCTGTAACAGATGATCACACTTTGAATTCTATCATAGATTATTGTATTAATGATGTACAGTCTACTAAAGAAGTTTTTAATCATTCTAAAGAACAAATATCTCTTAGACAGACTCTCACTAAAGAATATGGTATTGATCTATATTCTGCATCTGAGCCACGTATTTCCAAAGAACTCTTTTTACATTTCCTAGAACAGAAGACTGGTATATCTAAAACTGATCTAAAAACACTACGTACTCCTAGAGATTATATAGTGTTAGCAGACTGCATCCTTCCATATGCACAATTTCAAACTCCTGAGTTTAATAAAGTGTTGGATTATTTCCGTACTAAAGTGATTACATCTACTAAAGACGGATTTAAATATACACTTGACTTTAAAGGAGTGAAGATTGATTATGGATTGGGTGGTATCCATGGTGCTATATCTAGTGGAGTGTATGAAGCTAAACAAGGCTGGACAATAATGACGTCTGACGTTACTAGTTTCTATCCTAATTTAGCCATTAAGAATAACTTTGCTCCAGCTCATCTACCACAACAAGATTTTGGTCAGTTGTATGAATGGTTCTTTGAAGAAAGAAAGAAGATACCTAAGACAGATCCTAAGAACTATGTGTATAAGATTATCCTGAATTCTACTTATGGTTTAACAGGTGATGCTAATAGCTTTCTGTATGATCCTAAAATGACTATGCAAATCACTATTAATGGTCAACTACTATTATCAAAACTTGCAGAAATGGTAAGTTTAGCTATTCCAGAGTGTCAACCTCTCATGCTAAATACAGATGGTATGGAGATGATGATACCTAATAATAGAGTGGATGACTATATGAAAGTGTGTGCAGAATGGGAGAAACTTACACAACTAGCTCTTGAACATGACCAATATAGTAAGATGATCATTAGAGATGTAAATAACTATATGGCCATAACTCAAAAAGGTAAAGTGAAGTGCAAAGGTGCATTTGAATGGGAAGACTTAGATAAAAAGAAAGTAGCTACATTCCATAAGAATAAAAGCTTTCTTATTATTCCTAAGGCTATATATGCATTCTTTGTACATGGAACCAAGCCTGAAGACTTTCTAGCTCAAAATCAAAACATCTTTGACTATTGTGGTGCAGTTAAAGCTAAAGCAGGATGGCACTTTGTAGACAGAAGAATAGTAGATGGTGAACTAGTTAACACTCCTTTACAGAGTATGGTGAGATATTATATTTCTAATACAGGAGGTAAGATGGTAAAGTGTCATCAGGATGCACGGGAAATCCAGGTAGAGTCAGGAGAATGGTTACAAACCACAGTAAATAAGTTAGATGCTTCTAAAGATTATAATACTTATGATATCAATTTAAAGTATTATTTAGAAGAGATCTATAAACAAATTGAAGGAATTCAAACTGTAACTTACAAAAGTATGGTGCAGCTTTCCTTATTCTAGTTAAATAAAAAAGTTTAAAATAAACCAATAAATTTTATGCCAAGTAAAATTCCGTTCTATTCAGAACAAGATTTAAGAAAAGCTAGTCTTCCTAACCATGGAGGACGTTATGCCGTAGTAGCTCACGGTGATGTTATAGATAATGCATTAAACCAAATAGCTAAAGCTGGTTTTACAGTTAAGAATACACAATATAAAATGAGTAATGATGGTAATATAGCTCAAGGAGTTTATCATCTAGACTATGCAAATGATCCTGATATGGGGATGATGTTTGCATGGAGTAATAGTTATAATAAAACCATGAGATTTAAATGTGCTGTTGGTGCATATGTATTTATATGCAGTAATGGTGTAGTGAGTGGTGATATGGGTAGCTATTCACGTAAGCATTCTGGTACAGCATTACAAGATGTAGTAAATGAAATTACTCACCAAATAAATCATGCTAAAGAACACTATGATTTATTATTACATGATAAGGAAATGCTTAAGAATATTAATCTTAGCCCTAAAGACAAAGGTACAATATTAGGTCAGTTGTTTGCTGATGATGAAATCCTCACTCTCACTCAAGTGGGTATAGTTAAACGTGAGATAGATAAACCATCTCATAATTATAACTCAGATGTTAATTCAGCATGGACTATGTACAATCATATCACCCTTGCATTAAAAGAGTCTCATCCTAGTACCTTTATGAAAGATCATCAAAGAGTACATGGATACTTTGTAGATGCATTTGGTCAGCTTGTTACACCTTCACCTATACATAATTCTGTACAAGATGAAGATGAAGAAGTGTATGAAGTAGTTAGTCCAGAACCAGTGAGTCCAGCAGGAGGCTCTGATTTTGATATAGATAGAAATACATACGGAGTGAATTTTCTCTAACCCAAAACCAACAGGGAGTGGTTGCAATTTGTGACCACTTCCTAATTTTTATTATGGAATATAAAAGAAAAAATACAATACTGGGATGGATATATCATATCTATTTAGTAATTTTGTCAATGACTAAAAAACCACCGTATGATCATAGGAATTAATGGATACTCAGGCAGTGGAAAAGACACTGTAGGTATTATTATACAATATTTAAATTGTTCTAACAAAGGAGAACTAAGTATAGAAGATGTAATAAAAGATTATTCTGAACACGAGTGGTGGTTAGAAGATCAATCAGGATGGGAAGTAATGAAGTTTGCAGGTAAGCTTAAAGACATAGCTTCTCACCTTACAGGTATAGATAGAGAAAACTTTGAAGACCAAGAGTTTAAAAAAACTGTTCTAAATAGAGAATGGTGGACTCCTTGTGATGAAGGTATGCAACCTATGACTGTAAGAGATTTATTACAAAAGTTAGGTACAGAGTGTATGAGAACAGGACTACACACTAACACATGGGTGAATGCTTTATTTGCAGATTACAAAGCAGATGAAGAAGGATACTATCCTAATTGGGTAATTACAGACACTAGGTTTACTAATGAAGCTCAGGCTATCAAAGATAAAAAAGGTATAATTATTAGAGTGGATAGACCTGGAGTTAGTCCTATCAATGCTCATCCTTCAGAAACAGGACTTGATGATTGGAAGTTTGACTATAAAATAGCTAATATATCTGGTATATATGAACTAAAAGAAGCAGTTGAAAATATTTTAAAACATGCTAAACTATTATGAAACCAACACCATTAAGCAGAGACTTCTTAGTTAAGAGAGGTTTCTGCTGCCATAATGGTTGTAAAAACTTTCCTTATATGACATTTAAAGAGTATCAAGAAAGAGCTGTAGAAACAGCAATTTATGGAGCAGGAAATGCTATCATCTATCCTGCACTAGGCCTAGCTAATGAAGCAGGTGAAGTGTTAGGAAAAATTAAAAAAGTTCTTAGAGATAAGAATGGTGACTTTGATCATCTAGACACTAGAATGGCTATTGCTGATGAGATAGGAGATGTCCTATGGTATATGGCTGGGCTATGTAAAGAGTTTGATATTT